GTATAGCAAGTCAAATGGGCTTGAACATTAGATGGGGCGGAGACTGGGACCAAGACACACAAACCAAAGACAATCGCTTTGATGACCTTGTACACTTTGAAATAAAAGACTAATGCCAAAACAGTTCTTAAAATTATCTGATTTTTCAGGCGGTATTAATACAAAGTTTGACGCTAGAGATATTAGAGATAATGAAATTACCGCAGTCAGTAATATGCAAGTACATAGGCAGGGACAGGTTTTTTCATCTACTGCATCGGCAGCGGAAACCAGCAGGTCGGCAGGAAGCCTTACAAGTGGATATGGTTCATTTTTATTTAAAGCTGATAACGATTTAAGTAATAATGAAAAATCAATAGAGTTGTTGGCTCTTGCAGACGTAGCAGAAGGTCAAGTGGATATAATAGAAGACCCATTTAACACTATAAGCGCAAGAGATAATTCTAATCATTTAAATACTATTGACTTAGGAACTAATCACGCTGGGGGTAAACAGAATTATTACTATGCCAATGGAGCTTTAAGAGTATTAGACTCTGAAATAGGACAGACAGGGAATGAGGCTTTTTGGTATGGGCACATAGACAGAACAGGCACAATTCCCGGAGGAGCTGTTAATACATGGGTAGGAGTTGTTAATAATTTAGCTGCACCTACAGCAGGAAACATTACTGAAAGTGGCAGTGCTAACTACGCAGTAATAAATAATGGTTTTGATTTAGACATTACAATAGAATCCACAGATGCTGATGGTTTATGGGAAGCTACTACATACGAGTTAGCTTCTTCTTTTGTATACGAAGGAAATCAAGAGTCACTATTATACATATATTCTGAATCAGTAACCATGGGTATAAGTCAATATTTTACAAATGTATTACTAGGTTTAGTCAGAGGAACTGGAGCAAGTAACAAGCGAATAAAAGGTGGTAGAATATACATACGAAAAAAAGACAGTACGGATTTATTCACTTTGTTTTTAGACGCAGATTTTGAGCGAGGTGTTCGCAAAAGTATGGGTGACGAGTTTGTTGCTTTTACAAATGGTGGTAGTGGTGATAACTTTGTAAATACTTCTGGTATAGAAATAAAAGGTCCCAGTATAGATACATACGAATCATTAAATGGATTTAGCCATGATGTAGGGCATTTATCTTTTGGTGAATCAGCAGGTTTGTTTTACAAAGACGTAACAGTTTGCAACCAAAGAGCGTTTGTATGTAATGTAAATTATTTTGTAGAGTCCGGGTCTTCTTCTAAAAAATTAATGCCAGACCGTATCTTGTATACTCCGATAGGAAAATACGATACATTCCCTCCAAGCCAATTTATTGATATAGGTATTAACGATGGAGAAGACTTTACAGCTATAGAATCTTTTGGAACTAAAATTTTAGCTTATAAACAAAGTACATTATACATAATAGACGTAACTTCACCAAGTGAAAACGGTTGGAGATTAGAGTCTACGTTAAACGGATTAGGAGTTGAACAGCCCGCAGCAGTAGTAAAAACTGAGTTTGGTATATGTTGGGCCCGTAAAACTGGTATTTATATCTGGTCACCATCTAGTGGCGTTGTTGAGATATCAAAAAAATTAGATAAGAACTCTCAGCCTATGACAGGTCTCACTAACCCAGCAGTCGGTTATTACCCACCAGATTCACAATTAATTATAATCCAAAATTGTAGCGCATCTTCAGACGCTCTTATTTACGATTTTGAAACAAAGTCTTTTACAGAGCTAGGCTCTTATACGTCAGCGGCTGTAACTAATTTACAAAACAATCAAGATAACTGTATTTGGCTAGAAGGTAATAATGTTAGAAAATATTCTTCGGCTCAAGGCACAACAGTCTGGTCAATGGAAACAAAAGATTTAGATTTTGGAAATCCAGCCGTCGTAAAAAGACCACAAAAATTAATAGTTAGCTACTCTACTTCCTCTGGAGCTACTGTAACTACAACAATCTTTAAAGACGGAGATGGTAGCGCTGATGCTTTGGATGCTTCTACTTGGGCAACAGCTGCAAATAGCGGTGTAAAGACAATAGACTTATTAGGGGTTGGTAATGTAAACAGTTTAAAGTTTAAATTCACAGGTGCATCCTCTAGTTATAAGATAAATGACATTACTATCGTGTATAGAACAATATATAAACAAGCTGCTACAGGTGTAAATTAATATGGTTATATCTAAGTCTAACGTAAAAGCGGCTAAACAAAGAAGCTTAGGTGAAAACTCTGCAAATAGTAGGGTTAAAAATAGAATAGGCGGATGGGAGAGTACACCATCAGGATTAAAGCATGGCACAATAGAAATATTGTCTTCTGGTGGCAATGAGCGTATAAAAGTATCTAGTAAAATACAAAAAATATCAGCAACTTTAGATGAGGATTTAACATCTGGCGAAACAGATGTAGATGTTACTGATGCAACGCAAGTTACTAAAGGAGATATTATTAGGATTGACTTAGAAGATATGTTAATAAGAAGCATATCTAGCGACACATTAACCGTTAGAAGGGGTGTTAATGGTACTACAGCTGCTACACATACCGAAGAGGCGGAAATACTTGTTTTAAATCCTAAAAAACCAACTAGATTTACAGAGCTATCATCTGATTCTTTAACCTTTAATAGAGATGGCTCTACTTTTAACTATCCCAAACAAATGCAATTTATACCAGCATCTGCTTTGACATTTGGTTCGGCTTTTACTTTTTCTCCTAACTTTGCAAGCTATGATGATGACCAATATGATGTTTTATTTATTCTAAAAGATATGCAAACTTATAGTGTGGAAGCTTCTGATGAAGGTAGCGCTCAATCTTTGCAGTTATTTGCAAGCAACAAGACGGGGTTAGGCTTTACGCCTACCGCAAACATATTTGTAGGTAGCGTATTAAGCAGTTCAACAGTTACATCTTTTGATGATTCAGGAGCTGTTTTTGGAGGGACGCCATTAGCAACTCCTTCTAATAGCACTGCTAAAACAAGCAATGACGCTTTTGACGACCAAGCAACAGCAGGTGTAGTTTCGTTAAGTATAACATTTACACTTACATACTCATCTGTTGTAGATAAAGATGATGATATGATTGTCGAAGGATTTATAAGGGCGGGAACTTCGGATGGAAGCAATGCGTTTTCTGCAACAAACTACGAGCAATTAGCGTTTAGCGATACAAGAGAGACTGGATTTGGAGCGGGAACTAGAACTAAAACAAAAAGTTTTACATTTGGAGGTGCCCTTGGGGACCCAGCAAGAGTTGTTTTGACAATTACAGATTTTAATGTTACTGGAAGTAGCTCTGCTTCGATTGCAGCTGCTATTACGTCAATAACATACACTACTTCTAGTGGAACAACACGTTCTATTACGGGTGCAAACAAAGCGGATGCTATAGTTATAGCAAGATAATTAATGACATTTATTAAAGATTAAAAGAGAATATTATGGCAAACAGTTTAATGGAATTATATGGCGGTGGTATGGTAGGTAACCGTACTAATTATCAACTTGGTGGTAGAATTGCTGCTTCAAGAAGACGTAGAGATTATCAAGGGGAAATGAGAGAGCTAGATAGAGCCGCAAGAGAAGCTCAACGCAAGCAATCAAGGGCTAGTGGATTGGGTAGTATTCTTAGTACAGTGGGCAGTATAGCTGGAAGTTTTATACCCATACCGGGTGTAGGAACAGCATTGGGGTCTGCTATTGGCTCTGCTGCGGGTGGAGGATTAGGCAGATTGCTAGGTGAAAGTACGTATCAAGGTACAAAGGTACAGGGCGGTAAATACGCACAAGAAAGCAGAGGAAATTTGCAGGGCAGTGTTGATGATTTTAAAAGGAGTATGGGTGAAAGAGCTCTTGGCCAAGGACTTAGAAGTGGCTTAGGTACTTTTATTTCTTCTGGTGGAATAGGCGAAACAAAAGATTTCTTAGCTAGAAGATATGGTGTTGACTCAAAAACAGGAAAATTAAACAAACTTGGTAAAGCATTTGCAGAAAAAGTTACAGAGCAAGGAATGGCGGATAATCCGTTTTTAGCTACAGAGGGATTGGAAGAATTAACAGATGAGCAATTATTAGATTTTTTACCAGCTAATCCAGATTACAATCCTTTGCCTACACCGGTACGACCCGATGTACCTATGGACTTTGGTGAATTATCTATAGACACTGTTTCTGATATGCCTTTAAATGTTATTTCAGATACGCCATTAACAGATTTTAGTTATGACGATTTAGTTCAGTACGGAACTTTTCAAGGTCCAACTATGGATTTTATGCCAGCTATGAG